ATCACTGGAGATGAGAGATGGTATTATTATGTGGCTATTCGACATAGCTAAAGATGGTACATGGGATGGGCATTGGGATTATAGATTTGGAAAGTTGATCATGTCCGAAGAATTTGCTACACAGTTCCTATTGAAATGGACAGTTGATGCATAGATTGCCAATATTGGTCCCTGTTAATGCATCGGTTGACATTAACCGTCACCCAGACCTTACCAAGCGACCGACTTGGTGGTTAAATATGTCTGCACATTTGAGGTCAATAGGACAATTGCACTTAGCTGGAGTAGAACAGTATTTGCGCGAGGAATACAACGCATATATCGATTATGGTAATTTTCATACAGATATACCTATTGTGGTTATCAATACTGACAGTGACATGGCGCGTTTATTATTGAAATGGGGATAACCCGTCAAAAAGATTTGGTAGAAAATACCAAAATTTGTAGTAAAATATCAACTTAACTTTAAGGAGTATTATATGAAGAAGACTCTTCTTGCAGTAACTATCGCCGGTCTGTCGGCATCGGCACTTGCACAATCGAATGTGACCATCTATGGGGTTGCTGATGTGTCTGGACAAGGCACGAGCCTTTCGAAACATGTCGGTGCAACTTCTAATCCAAGTGGCACGACTTTTAACCTAAAGAGCAATGACTCTATGCTAGGTTTCAAGGGTACCGAAGATCTTGGTAATGGTAACAAGGCACTATTCCAAGTTGAATCGTATGTTAATGTCACTGGTGGTCAACAGGGTGTAGCTGCCAACAATGGTCAACTATTTGGTACAATGCGTGACTCATATGCCGGTTTAAGCTCAAACTATGGTACTGTACTTGGCGGATATCTATCAACTCCTTACCGTTCGACACTGGCATCATTTGATGTGTTTCCTGGTGATAAGAGCGATGCCAGCCTGCTAAACACTATGGGTAAGCAGCGTTTCGGTTACCGTGGCGTCGGTGCAAACACTACTGGTTTCATTCAAGCAGATAACGCAGTCCGCGCAACTGCACTGGCATATGCTACACCAACATTTTATGGAGTTAACGGTAGCATCGCTTATACTGGCTCAAACAATAATGGTGGCAATAATCAAACTACTAATACAGTTGGTGCAACTAACCAAACAACTCTTGCGCCACAAAATGCACTATCACTTAACTTAGGTTGGAGTGGTTACGGTTTTGGTCTTAAGGGTGCATTCCAACAAGCTAAAGTTAACGCATCTATTACCGACGGTATTACTACCACCAACACTCCATTTAGCGGCTACACTAGCTACCTAGTTGGTGCTACCTACACTGGTATCCCAGGACTAAAGACTGCTGTTGTTTACAACCGCAATAGTCTCGGTACCAATGCTGAAGGCAACCTTGGCGCACAAAAGGCTAGCAACAACCAAGTTTGGGTAGGTGCAAGTTATAGAGTGTCGAATTGGGAACCACGTATTAGCTATGTCAATACTAGCAATGCAAATGGCTTTTCAGGTGCAGCCGGACAAGACGGCGGCAGCCAGTGGAACTTGGGTTTGGGACATTATTTGAGCAAAAAGGCTCAGTTGTATGGTATGCTGACGCAGTACAAGAACAACGCTAACGGAGTATGGTCACCAATGCAAACCGGTACAAATATGTTGCCAACTGGCGGACAGACTTTGACTACGTATGGCATCGGCCTCCGCCAATCGTTTTAGTACATAGATATAATCTAAAATAAAAAGACACCTAAAACTGGTGTCTTTTTATTTACTTGATGCTTTCTTGTAACTTCTTGTACTCTTCAAAGAGCACATAACCGCCACTGCCGTCGGGATACTCCCATGTCCACTCGCCATCGGGTAGTTTTCTTTTTCTCTTACCGACCAATGATAACGATGGCTTCTTTGTTTTGAATTTCGGTCCAGATGGGTTTAGTCTACAGTTATGTCCGTGATATTGTGAGTGATGCCACGGGGATACAAACTTACCACAGAACTCACAAGTTTTGTAGTTTTCGTCAATCCATTCCTGAGATGACAGGGTTTTCTTCACTGATTCGCTACATTTGCGAGCATGTTCGACGCCGACTGTTGTCTTCCATTCTTCGCTCAATTTAGTAGTCACTTGTTTCTTGGCGCGTTCTTTGCCTATAGTGGCTTTCCAGACAGGATCACTCATAAGTTTAGACAATGATTCACTAGCTTTCTTACTTTTCTCAACTCCTTTGGTAGCACGCCATTCTTCAGATGTAATGGTTTCAAGTCGTTTTAGTCTAGATGTCTCGACCATATCTCGATTCTTATTTTTCCATTCATCGCTTTTTCTAGTTGCGGATTGTTTCTTCCTTCCTTCTTTGCCCACTTTCTCAATCCATACTGGATCATTATGAATTACCGATAACTTCTCATTTCGTCTCTTGCCGATAGTTGATTTCCAGTACGGATCATTCAACGTTGTTTTAATCCTGCATTCAATGTCATCGGACAATTTGCCACCGTCTAGACCATTCTCATGCTTCAAATTAGCCCACTTAGTGGACTCTACGATCCGATTCTCCAGAGAGAAATGTAGTGCCGCTTGTTGTATTTCATATGGGCAAGTATACCAGTCTGAGAACCATAAAGTTTTGATGTTCTCCTTGCCATACTTTTTGATACGATCCTTCCAAACTTTTCCTGACCCTGTGTACGATTCGATGTCATAAACGACAGATTTCCCAAAGTAATACACGCCAGCAAGTTCCTTTATGTAAAGACGTGTCGGTCGGAAGTTTTCTATGATTTGTTGCGTGATATGTGATAGAGAATAAATACTCATGCTGATGTCTCCTTTTAGACTTAGAGTAGTTGGGAACGCCAATTCCGCGAACTACATATATTTAGCTAAATGACAACAAAATATGTAATAATGTGTTAGAATTAGCTTTTCAATTTAAGGAGAAGTATGTTTAAAAATATTAGAATTTTGGTACTGGCATTGCTAATGTTTGCTACCACTGTATTCGCACAAACGAGTCAGAACAATGAAGGTTACTTAGTGGACCAAAATAGTAACATTGTTCGTAGTGGTACTGGTCTTTGCTGGCACACTGGTTATTGGACACCGGCTATGGCAGTAGAAGGCTGTGATCCAGTTGGTAGATCTGTACCATCGGCAAGTAAGGTGACGTTGAATGCTGATATGCTATTTGCATTTAATAAGTACAATCTTACTGATTATGGTAAGAAAGTTCTAGACGGAATAGTTGTAGATCTTGGTAATTTCAAAACGGTGGAAATCGTTGCTATTATTGGATACACCGACCGAATCGGTCCAGATTCATACAATTTGAAGTTATCCGAACGTCGGGCAAAAACAGTACAGGATTATCTGATTAGTAAGAATGTTCCGAAAGACAGTATCTTTACTGTTGGTCGCGGTAAAGAAAATCCGGTTACTGGAGATTCCTGCAAGGGCGCAGTAACTAACAAGTTGATTGCATGTTTGCAACCAGATCGTCGGGCAGTTATCGAGATCATCGGCACTAAGTAATACCTATCTATATACGATAATAAACCGCCTTCGGGCGGTTTTTCCATTTTTAGGACTAAATAATGACATATAGGTGAAAATATGTCATTTACTTTTGAATTTACGCAAGAAAAATTGGAACAACTTATACCAAACTGTGCATACGGTGTTGAGTATTGGTATCCGGAATTATTTGAACTGTTACCAATATTTGGTATCAATACCCCTGCTAGAGTTGCAGCTTTTATAGCACAGACTGCCCATGAATCAGCTGGATATAGTGCTCTCAAAGAGAATTTGAACTATAAAGCAGAAACACTAATGAGACTATGGTCTAAAAGATTTCCAACTATCGAAATTGCCAATCAATATGCTAGAAATCCAGAAAAAATTGCAAACTTCGTGTATGCAAATCGTATGGGAAATGGTCCAGTAGAATCTGGTGATGGGTATCGATATTGCGGACGAGGACTACTCCAGTTAACTGGGTTTGATAATTATAAAGCATTCTCGGATTATGCTGGCATTGATGTTGAAGATTCTCCTGAATATATAGAAACGCCAAGGGGAGCAGTACATTCTGCTTGTTGGTTCTGGTATGTAAATGATTGCAATACTTATGCAGATGCAACTGACATGGAAGGTTTAACAAAGCGTATTAATGGCGGAGTTATCGGACTTGATGATAGAATAAATCATTACAGTCACGCTATTCACGTTTTGATGGATTAAAAATGAAATACATATTGATATTGATGTTGACTGCTGTAATGATCGGTAATACTGCAGAGGCAAGAACCGTTTCTAAACCAGTACAAACGAAGGCAACACAGGTAAGATCAAAGAAACCACCTCCAACAACGACAATTAGACCAGAAATTAAGAAACCTTCAAGGGTGAATAGAAAAGCTAATCTGACATCGCAACGCAGAAAACTTAAATAGCGGGTGGCTTCACTGGTGGTCTTACAACTGGTCTTACTGGAGCTGATACTGGCTTGTCATAAGGTTCATTGATAGTTTGGGTATACATAGGAACTTGCACTTGTTGAGAAGTGTTCGTCATTGTGCTATCATGGCTAACACCGTTGATTTTTTCTTGGGTTCTTCCATATGCAGCAACCCCTAAAATGGCACCAAATGCTAGATGTATTAAACCACCGGATTGTAGAGTTAGAGGTTGCCATTGTACTAATGCAGGTGCATGCATATATGCATGCAGACCAGCCCATAAGATAGGAAAAATTATAAAGTCGGCAGCACATATTGCCATATATAAAAATGACATAAGCGGTCTCCAAGTTCTTTGGAGCCATTCATCTGTTTCTTTTTTATGTACACTGTCGGTTACCGGCGTAAAGTTATCTTGATCCATTTTGTCCCCTATCATATATTTAGGGAAAAATGTCAATAATATTGACATTTAATTGTAGATTATGCCATAATATGCCATCAACGAGGAACATCATGAACATTGAACAATTTTTCGCAGTCATAAAATACAAAATCGACGAAGGGTCTAAGTTCGAATGGAACTGTTTCGGACCAAATGCTCGATTTGTTACCCATGACTGTCTTTATAACGACGATTTGGTAACTATCTCTGCTATTTTCGATACCGAAACACATAATGTGTATCGAATGGAACTCCATGATGGATCGTCCGGCAGATCATATCTATGGGAAGATAAGGATTTTCGAGAGGTATATATTGAAGAGTGCCATAGTCGCGGCATAATTCCAGAGATTGCTTATGCAGATGATTCAGGACCAGTTGAATATATCTCACTTGAAGTGGAAAACGATATTCTCTCCAAGGCATCTAATATCGTTGATGGGAAACCATATGACACTCGTATCCAGATCGAAGTTGACATCGATGATGATCTCATGTTGTCTGCAATGAGGATGGCACATGAGTTAGACATTACGTTTAATCAGTTCGTTGAACAGATTTTGTCTGGATATATCGATACTTTGGAACGAGAAGATGACTCATCCAAATGAAGAATTAGTCGTTTTCTTACAGTCCAATGAACAGTGGATTGGAGTCATATCGAATCCATCTAAATGGCAATCACTGATTGACAAAGGAAATCTGTCAGAATGGATGTCGTTATACGACATCGAGGTATCTGGGATGGTGTTGAAAATGCCTAGTGAAGAAGTTGTTCAACAATTTGTTATAAAATTCTGTTGAGATTTGCGAAAATCATGGTAAAATTCAACAAAATTTAAGGAAAATTATGGCAATCAATGAACACACTGGCGACGAACTAAGATCCGGCGCAAGCAACGACCAATTTAGAGAAAATTACGATAAGATATTTCGCTCTAATAAACCAGATGCTGGTATGATTTTATCTACACTACAGCATCTTCGTGAACAGAACAAGATTCTGCGCGAAGAGAATGAGGAACTGGCAGACAGATATGAATCAGTGATGAAAAATCTGGAAAAATTGGAAAACTTGTTAATTGAATTAAAAAGTCAGATAAAGTGAAAATAAATCAAGTATTACGAGCAGCAAATTATCAAATTTCAGCGTTGCCATCTGAACCGGATGATATTTTTTCATTCGACGGCAATGTGAAACAGATATCACTAACTCACGACGACCAGTCCATCAATAAAACAGTCATATGTAAGTGTATATTTGATGTTAATACTGAAGAAGTGTATGATATTATGGTAATTTGTAGTAATGACGGCAATATTAACGTATGGCGATGGGTGAATAAGTCAATCGAACGGAGATATTGCAAGGCATACAAGAATGCCGGATTGTCTATTGATTCTTATGGTGATATCATATATGACATGATTAATAATGAGAACGATATTATTGAAATAATCAATAGTAATTTTAAAGTGAATTTTGTGAGTAAATCAGAAGATGCAAGTATCATTGAGTCTATCGAGATATTTGATGCATTGGAAACGACAGAATGATCAACATTGTTAGTATAGAAATCCAACTTGGTATTATGTTCATGTCGTGCATGGTGTTCCTGTACTATACATGGAGGAACTCGGCTTCCGATGTGAAGAAAGCAGTATGTCACGTATTTGGAAAAATCAAAGCTATTTTTCCTAAGTTTGGTATTGGCAAACAAAAACGATGTATACGTATTATGGCAGACTACTGTTCGTCTGGATTGTGGGATAATAGTATGTATAACTGTCTTTCGATAGATTATAGTTTGGTGCCACTTAGTTCTAAGTTAATAAAAGATATAAAAGCATGGCAATTGAACTATGATAGTAATAATCTAGATTGGATGCTGAATCCCACCGAAAGCTCTTTTTCGGTATCTGATCACGACTTTACCTGCAAAGAACTTGCATATAGAATTAAAGAAGAACTTGGTAAAACAGTAATAGTTGAATATTATCTGGAAAAAGATGATTCTGTCCATATTGTATAGAAATACGTAGTAGTTTTACATTTACAACACAACGCCCCTATGTGATAAATACATCATAGGGGTTTTTTCCATGGCAAAACAGAATATAAATATTGGCTCATATCCATCCGACGGTACTGGTGATCCAATTCGCGTATCATTCAATAAAATAAACCAAAATTTCACCGAACTGTATGATTCTTTGAATTCCATTACTAATAATATTCAAGAATCTAATTCAGCACTATCTACGGTGTCATTGGCTGCAGGTGGCATACCGGGAACTGGAGAAGCTGCAACAGTATCCGTACAACCGGTTAATAACACATCATTAATACCCGGTGTATATCATGATATACCAGTATCTATTGGTAACGGTCTTGTCATAACAGTTTCAGTTACGATTTTTAGTGATATTTCGGCAGTAGTTATTTCTAGTAGTGATGGATTCTCAATTGGTAATTCAGGCGTACTTGATGGTTCGTTTATCGGTGGAACATCTGGAGTAGATGATTTATTGATAACTGTCGAAACTTTGACAAATGTTCAAGTGGCTGTTCCATTAGATCTGACTAAAATCGTACAAAAGTTATCAGGAGGATATTTCACTTTGGCAAATGGGGTGGAAGGTCAGATAATGTATATAGTTCGTCAAACTGGTACAAATTATGTTCGGATCACAGCTGCAAATGCAAGATTTGCAGGAATAGTTTACCAAGATATATTTATGGAGCCATTTGCCAACAATAATAATATGGTTCAATTGATGTTTACTGATGGTGCATGGCAATCAATCGGTGGATTATGGGATTAATAGGAAAATAATATGGCATTAAGACAAGTTTTAGTTGGTTCAAACCCAAATGACGGCACGGGAGATAGTATCAGAGATGCATTCATTAAGTGTAACGAAAATTTCTCTAATTTGGACGTAACACTGGGTGCCAACGCATCATTCGTTCAGTTATCAGTGACCAATGGTATCAGCGGCGGAATTATAACGTCACCTATATATAAATCTACTAACTATATACAGAATGATAATTCGGTAACTATACAAAATACTTCTGCTACAGTGATTGATAGTTGGAGTGCACTGTCGTATAGATCGTGCAAGTATAATATCGAAATTTCTGACGGAACAAATTCAGGTTTTTATGAAATTCTTGTAGTACACAACACGGCATCGGTGTCTCATTCTATTTTCGGAAATGTGGTGATAGGTTCGATAGGTTCGTTCTCTACTTCTATATCATCTGGAGTCGTTAATTTGACTTTCACTGCAGCTACTGCAACCAACAAAGTAATTAAAACAACGAGAACACTGATTAATACATAATGTCATATATTATATGGAAAACCGCTAAAGGTAGTTTGGGAACTGTTCCAGAAAATGAATATTTCAACTATCCGATAGAAGCCTTGGATTCAGGAGGCGATGAGGTATCTTATTTTTTAGTTTCTGGCACCCCACCTAAAGGTGTTCAAGTATTGTCGAGTGGATTCATTAGAGGCACCCCAGTAGTATCTGGAACATCTCCTGTGACCATGCAAACTAGTAGTTTCACGGTTAGGGCAGCGTCAATTTCTGGAGCATTAGCTGATAGAACTTTCTCACTGACAGTGAATAACATTAAGCCTCCTGAAATAGTTGGAACTGATACGCTACTTGGTTCTGTGTTTGATGGGGCTTATTATAATCATCAATTCACTGTCGTAGATCCAGATCCAAGTGTTAGCATAAATTGGTCTATTGCGTCTGGCGTTTTACCAAACGGTTTAACACTGTCACAGACAGGATTGCTTAGTGGGTTCTTGATACCTATGCCAGCCGATGATGATTTTGGTGTTGTTGGCTACGATATGTCACCTAGCGATAAGTATCCATATGACTTTGTAAAAAGATCAAAAGATGTACGGTATACGTTCACTGTTCGGGTCGATGATGGTATTAGTTCGACTACAAAAGTATTTCAATTAAGTGTCGTAGCTAAGAGTAATTTCACGGCTGATAACAGTGTGTATTTAATCAATAACACTTATCTGACAGTTGACTCAGATAATAAGTATACTCCAATTATTATAAATCAAGAACGATCATTACCAGATACAAGAATTACTGATAATATATCATATAAATTGAATTTTTACAGCTTTGATACTGCAGTGATGATATGGAATGCATCGAACTTGCCTAGTTTTTTAAGTTTGGATGAAAATACAGGTTGGATTACAGGAACTGTCCCGTTTCAGAATGAATCATATGTAGATCATGAATTCTATATAACGGTCAGAAGATCTGACTATCCAGACATTGTAAGTCGTACAGAAACATTTACATTAAGAACACTAGGGTCAGAAGAAAATACTATTCAATGGATTACCGACGAATTCTTGGGTTCTATGGAAAATGGCTCTATATCAGAATATAGTGTATCGGCAGTATCGGCGACTAATCAACCTCTGAAATATGTACTGTCAAGAGTTCCATACTGTAATTTTCCACAAGGACTGTCTTTACAAGAAGACGGATTGATAGTCGGAAGATCATCGTTTAGATACTTCTCACTAGACGGCAAGTTTACTATTTTGACGCTCAATAATACCACTGGAATAAGGGTTGGGGATCTGATCACTGGTTTTAATATGCCATCCGGTGCAAAAGTACTAGAAATAATCGACGAATATCGAGTGAGAGCAACGCCAGCAGTGGTATCGTCTTACGGTATAGAACTTACTTTTGTGCATTTGGACGACACCGAAGTCATTAAGACCATCACTATGCCAAGTGGCAGTACAATAATTGACGGTGGAACAACTACATTTGATTCGGTGAAAAGATTCACTGTTACTGCATATACAGAAGATGGTTACACTTCAAGTACTAAGAATTTTTATATTACTATGGATAATTATAATTCCATACCGTATGAAAATGTATATATTAAAGCATTTCCAAGAAAAGAACAGAGAGATGTTTATGCTAATTTGCTGAATGATGAATCCATATTCCCTCCAAGTTCAATATATAGACCAACTGATTCATGGTTCGGAAAACAATATGATTTGAAATCATTATTCATGGCTGGCATTAACCCGAGTCTTCTATCTACTTACATGGACTCAATTCAATTTAATCATTATATAAAACGAATCGATTTTGGTGATTTGAAATCAGCAAGAGCATTGGATTCAAATTACAATGTTAAGTATGAGGTCGTTTATGTAGAAATGTTGGATTCAGATGCATTCAAAAATGCACTGACTCCACAGAAAACTGTAAACTTAACAACCACTGTTGCTAACCCGCATGTAGATTCCGACGGCAATATATACTGGAATTATTATCCAAATCAAAATACTCTGATGAAAAATAACATAAGTGATTATCTTGGGTTTTCTAACGAAGGCGCACTTCCTGATTGGATGACTAGTATACAGAGTGACGGCACTATTCTCGGATTAACAAACGCTGTTGTGTTAGCATACGTATTACCGGGTGAATCTAACAAGATACTGTATAGAGCTAGAAACTATAATGCCACACTCAATGAGATAGATTTTACTGTTGATAGATATCAAGTAGATAATTCCTTGAGTGAAAATTTTAATATTGCCACTTCTAGGTTTATAGATAGTAGGGAAACTACATTCGACTTAATGGATATTATTAATCCGGTTGAGTTGATAACAGTGGACTATGCAATTGATTCGAGATCATTTGATCAAATAAATGGGCGTTCAATAGAATACATTACTAAAAATGGTGGAATCGACGGAATACAAAGTTGGAATGTTAATCAGACACTAGTGTTTGCCAGACAAGAGAAATATCCGGAACCAGCAAAATATAACGAAGGTTGGAATAGAACGGTTGATCTATATATTGGTAGAACTGGATATGGTATATTGAGTTACGATGAAAGCACAGTCGTTCCTGGATATTTAGAACACACTGTTAATTCAGCTATACCAAACGAACGCGGCGGCATATGGAAAATAACCGTAGACGCAGACTCAATAGTGTGGCTTGAGTTTGTTGAACAGGTAGAAATAGATCAGGTTGTTCAAGTTTTATACGGATTTTCTCATGGAAATTCGCGGTTGATTTATACTGCAGAACTTGATAGTGAACACACCGTTCCGTACTACAAAGTGTTTACTGAATTGTTGAATGACTCAACTTCCATGACTTATTTTGACAATCATGGTACCAAGTTCTTAGATTATCGTGATGTATTTATACCACCTAACGAAAATGATAAATACATAAAATACCCCTATTATGGAGCTTTAGATATAAAATGACATCCCAAGTTAATCCCTCAAATATTGACGGCACTTATCCAATTGCCGGTCAAGATAATGACAGTCAAGGTTTTAGAGACAATTTCACAAATATTAGAAACAATTTTGTTTACACGAAGTCCGAATTGGAAGACATCCAGAGTAAGGCAATCTTTAAGTCTGCACTCAATAATACAACACTTTCCAATGATATGGGTGGGTCAACACTTTCCAACGTCGGACTACAAGGTTACTACGACTCTTTTGTCGATCTAGGCACATTGAGTGGTAATATTATTATCAACTATGCTGCCGGTAACGTTCAGAGAATCACTACTGGGGGCGCAGTATCATTCCAGTTCAACAACTGGCCATCGTCCGGTAAATTGGGAACGATGAAGATTTGGTTTAACGTCACTGACATCGCTCACACTATAACACTACCGGCTGCTGCAACTGTCAATACATCTAGCTTGGTAAATTACGCCAACGGCACTATCACCATGCAGACTACTGGTGCTTACTATCTAGAATTTAACTCTTACGATGGTGGCATAACTATCATGGTCGATGACATCACTAAGAAATATTCTTTGACTCGTAATAGAACACCGGCAAATGTTGGTACAATTGGTGACACTGTCGGAATGACTGCTTTTGACACTAGCTATCTTTATGTGTGTACTGCAAATTACACCGTCGGTAACGTCGCTATTTGGAAAAGAGCAACATTGTCGTCTTATTGACAAAATAGTTTTTTTCAACTCAAACTCCGTTGTTTTTGGCGTATAACTGTCAG